TGGTGCCGATTTTTGCACATGAGTTGGTGCCGATGTTTGCACAGGATGTGGTGCCGATGTTTGCACAGGATGTGGCGCCGATGTTTGCACGTGAGTTGGTGCCGATGTTTGCACATGAGTTGGTGCGTGTATCGTTGTCGGCACAGGATGTGGTGCCGATATTTGCACATGAGTTGGTGCCGATGTTTGCACAGGATGTGGTGTGTGTATCGTTGTCGACACGCGAGGTGTGTGTATCGTTGTCGACACATGAGGTGTGTGTATCGTTGTCGACACATGAGTTGGTGCGTGTATCGTTGTCGGCACATGAGTTGGTGCCGATGTTTGCAGAGGAATCGTGGTCAAAACCATAGGAATAGTTTTAACATGTTCATTTTTTTTCCTACAATAAATAGTACTTACTGCATTATTTGTCATCCATAACCACTCCGCTTGAAGATTTATACCTGTGCGCTCAGTCTCAAAAATCTGAAAACTATTATTTTGAAAATTCTTACCATATGATGCAGACATTTCCCAACCCGCATCATCATAATCATACATAATCCAATCTTCCGAAGGTTTTTTCGTAGATGTATTTGAAAAGTCCTTACATTTCCACTCTTCGTGCTTAGTATAATGTTTACCATGATCCATGTCCATAATAAACCCATTTAAAAATCCAGTGAACCGACTACCTATACCCGTAAAAGCAATTATTTTGGGACTTTCATCATATATAACAGGATAAAACTTCTTCGTATCATTCCACATAGGGTAGTCATACTCTACCAGCTGTGATATATTTAACTCATTATCAGGCTGGTCAATGTACTTACCGTCTACATATAATGAATATTGACACTCGCATGCAATATGTATTGGATACTTTATACCATAACTTGGATTCGCTACTAAGTTAACAGGAATTGCATACAGTTGTGTACATGCTTGAAATAATCCAATACAGAATAACGTACTCAAAAACAATGAAGGTTCTTTTTTAAAGACCATTTATCATACTTATAGCATATATTTTAATTCTTTTATATCAATTTATAAATCATATAAATGAAAAGATAAATCTAAATATAAATCTAAATATAAATCTAACTACTATATTATATATTATAAAAATAATGTGCAATTCTTTAACATGGTTTTCTCAAGAAAATCCAGAACAAATACAAAAAATATATAACTTAATACAACACAAATCACTAACTGGCTTTTACTTATTTCATAATATTGTAGCAACCTCAGGTGAAATATTGAATTTTTTAAATAGTAATAATACATCTTCAAATTACTACGAAAACTTAGAAACCGTTATAAAAATAGAATTTCCAGATGTTACCTTTTCAATAACTAACATAACCACTTTTATACTACTTTCTTATATATCTCAAAATAATGTAAGTAAAATAATAGTCAATATAACAAAAAGTATAACAACGCCCATTACTGAATACGATATAGTATCAAACTTTAAAGATATAAAATTTTTTTATCCTAATTTGATAACGGAAATATATATATGCGATAAAGTAGATGAAAAATACAAAGATGACACATTTAACTATACAACTAACATATTCTGTAGAAACGCCGAACTATATGAATATTACGTAAATATGAAGTCATCTTTGTTGACATCATTAGAAACTACATATAACTACTTTCCTAAATTATTTTATATAAAGTTTGCAAATACACACGACGGTTCCGATAGTAAAAGTAACATTAACGGCAACCGTAACAGTAAACTTATAAAAAATAAATACAAAAAGGGTATTACATTCGGCACATTTGATTTATTTCATTTTGGTCACGATAATATATTAAAACGGTGTATGCAATTTTGTGAATATCTTTATCTTGGATTATCTAGTGATGAATTAAACACGATGAAAGGTAAAACAAGTGTAGATGACTATGAAAAACGCAAAAACGTTATTGAGAAGCTGCAATTATGCGATGAAATCTTCAAAGAAGAGAGTCTTGAATATAAAGACGACTATGTATTACAAAAAGGCGCCGAAATATTAATGATGGGGGGTGACTGGGTTGGGAAGTTCGACTGGGTATCATGTGATGTACTATATATGGAGCGGACACCGAATATCTCAACGACGATGTTGAAGGAACAAACAATAACCAAACAATAACCAAACAATAACAATAATTATTTAACAAAATTGATTTACAAATATGACACAATATAGTATATAACAATATTGTCTCATAATCACATCAAAGTAACTATAACATTAACAAACGCATGTCTACAGAGATAGTCGACGTCAATACCGATACCAGCGAAGTATCAAATATACCTGAAAAATATCGCGGCAGAACGGTTATAAATTCTAAATACATATTCGAAATGAAGATAGGATCAGGAAGTTTTGGAACAGTGTATAGAGGAAGAAATATTATTTCAGGCGATGGTGTTGCGATTAAGTTTGAAGCGACTACTGCAAAAGTACCTACTCTTTTATGGGAGTCAAAGGTAATGAATCACTTGGCTGGAAAACCTGGTGTTGTAAAGTTGCGTTATTTTGGAACGGAGTCAAATAAAAATATAATTGTAATGGATTTATTTTCGCATACGTTGTGCGAAGAAGTTGCGAAAATTAAGAAGGACAATGCAAATACGAATATGACTACAAGTATGATAGAAAAAAGTATAACACATGAATCATCAAAAGAGTCAGCATCATCTCCTACTAACGCGGATATTGAATGTGGAACAGAACAAACGATACACTCTTCGTCGAGTAATGATAGTAAAGGTGCGGTGAATACAGATATGAGCGAAGGTGCAACTTTGGCGCGTTTAATACAACCTAAAAATGCATCTACGGTGTCATCAGCATCATCAGAAACACCCCTTCAGTTACCGAGTGTATCAGTGCATATATTGGCGGTAACTAAGTATCTTATTTCAATGATAGAGATTATTGCACGCGTGCATGAAGCGGGTATCGTTCACCGTGATATAAAGCCTGACAATTTTATGCTGAGCATGGTAGGAAATAGTGATGATAGTAGCAGTAGTATTGAAAAAAAGTTAAATATAATTGACTTTGGTCTTTCGAGATTTTATATGAAAGGAGACAAACATGTTGATAATACGGGTGACCGGTCAATTGTAGGAACTATTCGATATATTAGCAAGCATGTACATGAAGGAAATGTGTATTCGAGGCGTGATGATATTATATCGATACTATATGTGGCTATATATCTTGTGAAAGGGAGTTTGCCGTGGATGGGGCTTACGGCAAAAAAAGGAGATACGACATCAAAGGAAGAATTGGTGTACGATAAAAAAATAAAAATTACGTCGACGGACTTATGTGAAGGTATTCCAAATGTATTTAAAAAATTACTGGATTATTCGTATAGTCTTAGTTTTGAAGATAAACCTGATTACTCGTATATGACAAGACAGTGTAAAAACTATTTGAAACTGTATATATAAGAATAAATATAAACAATCAAAAATACTTAAAGCCATAATATATACTATAGTATCGACAAACTTACAATGAGTTCTGAAAGTTCTTCTGGTACATCAGCCCCTGTTCGTCTTACTGGGCGCGTGAAGTGGTTTAATAACAAGACAGGTTTTGGTTTTATTTCGGTTGTTGGAGGAAACGACCAGTACAAAGATGCTAGCGAGATCTTTGTTCACCACTCGGCGGTTACGGTAAGTCAGGAGCAATACCGTTATTTGGTAGAGGGAGAGTATGTGGAGTTTTCAGTAGTAACTACTGAGTCTGGAGTCCATAAGATTCAGGCGGGTGATGTTCGCGGTGTAAAGGGAGGCAAGTTGTTTTGCGAGACTCGTCACGAGCATCGTGTTTCACATGATGGAGGTGCGGGAGCGGATAAGAGCGAGAGAGGAAGGCCTCAAGTGCGTGGACGTGTTGACAGGGGTGGTCGAGGCGGACGCGTTGACAGGGGTGGACGTGGTGGTCCCGGTGGTCGTGGTGGAAGTGAGTGGATGCTTGTTCGTCGTGACCAGAGTGAGCAAAATGATTCGCGTGGTCATGGACGCGTACATGCGCGTGGTCGTGGACGTGGACGGGAAGAGTATTCTGAGCGCCCTGCTCATTCTGATAATTCTTCCTCGCACACCTCTGCCCCTGCCCCTGCCCCTGCCCCTGCCCCTGCCCCTGCAAAAGAGGAAGCGAGCAGCGTTAGCGAAGTCCCCTCAACCCCTCGCGCGGTTTCAAAGAAGACACCTCGTCAGTCTAAACCTTTTGCTTAAGTAGCTATATTGATATTCAAATTCAATTCAATTCATTTGTTAAAACTTTTCATGTGTTTAACAAATGAATTAAAAAATGTAATATTATTATAATATTTATTTTTTCATAGTTAACGATAGTCTTCTAAGTTTTTGTTTTTTTGATAAATATTTACTTCTTTTAACGAGTGAATATTTTTTACCAGGGAATCTTAGAAGTTTCGGTTTATTTTTACAAGTGAATGCGCTATGCTTAATACCTTTACGACGAAAAATGGTATCGTTGCAAATACCGATCGCACGTGATTCGTCAGCGTTAGAATCAGAATTACCTGTACTATCTTTAACTTTTTTAATACACTTACATAATTTTTCCGCAAGGATTTCTTCTGCTTTATTTTTTACTTGTTTGGAAGATTCTGAAGGAGAAAATGGTATATTATAATAATTTAATATTTTTTCATAATCGGTTTTAGTTAAAATACCCATAAATATAAAGTAGTATTAAAGTTATATTAAAAGTAGATAATAATTATTTTTATAACAAAAAATATATATTTATATTTTATATTCATTTTAATTTTAAATGCCTAAATCAATAAAAAAGATTAAAAAGAAAGTGGTTGTTTTTGATTTAGATGAAACGTTGGGATATTTCGGACAGTTAGGCAGATTTTGTAATTTATTAGATGAATACCATAAAAATTCAAATAAAGCATACAGTATTTTTAATGAACTAATGGATTTATATCCCGAGTTTACTAGACCCAATATTATAGACATTTTAAAACACTTACTACAAAAAAAGAAGGAAAATAAATGTCAGGCTGTTATGATTTATACAAATAATACAGGAGAACGAAAATGGGCCGAACATATTAAGGGCTATTTCGAAAACAAGTTGAACACAAAAATATTTGAACAAATAATAGCAGCTTTTAAAATAAACGGAAAAGTCGTTGAAATAAATAGAACTATGCACGAAAAATGTGTAGATGATTTTTTTAGGTGTACCAAGTTACCATCAGATATTGAGATTTGTTTTATAGATGATATATTTCATCCCAAAATGAAGAATGATAACGTATACTATATTCATGTTAAAGAATACAAACACCTTTTACCTGCAAATGAAATGTTAAATCGTTACTTGAATTCAGATCTTTCTAGTGACATAAAAAATAAAGACGAGTTTAAAAAATTTACTATGTTTAATTTAAAATATAATATAGTAGAAAAAGATAAACATGAACAAGAAATAGATATAATTGTTAGTAAAAAAATGTTGGAGCATATAAAAGAATTTTTTGAAAAAGATGAGCCGATTATGAAACTTAAAGTATACAATAAAAATCAAAAGTCTTTCAAAAAAAATAACAAAACAAATAACAATAAAACACTCAAAAAAAATAATATATTTTAACTTAATCTCGTACCAACCCTGCAGATTATAATTTGAGATTATTTTCTTCTAAAACGCGGCGAAGCGCCTTTGCATGTTTCTTTGTTTTTTTGTGACTGTTCATGTTGAACAATTGAACTTCACATCCACACTCGCACATAATCTTTGTCTTCGCCTTTTCAAGAATTTCCTCTCTCCTTTTCTGGTAGTAGTCTTTGTTATAATTTTTTATCTTGTCCCCTTGCTCTTTGTTGTATTTTTTCTGGTACTCCAGTTTGCGTTCCCGATTCCTGTAGTAGTATCCATTTTTTTCACCTTCACATTCTCCATCAGCTTCGGTTTCAACTTCCATAACCATCGCGGTGCTGCATTTGTTATTCGTGCATTCTCTATCAACCGCAACATCGCACTTCGTGTCGTTATCTATTATATTATTTATATTTGTCGTCTCAATTGTATTGAGCGACGTAGTCAAAAGAGACGATATTAAGGAAACGTCTATGCTAATTTTTTTCACACATCGACAACCCGAATCACCCTTTTTTTCTTTCGACAAGGGTGAAGAAGCAACGAATGTAACACCAAGAGACGCCATTTTATATTGTTTTGTTTTCGAATACTCATACATATATCGTGTTTTTTCGTTTCAATTTTTTGTACCCTCTAAAATAGTAGTAAATAAAAAATGTAACCGAATGAGTGTTTTCAACTACACACTAAAGTTTGGTATAAGAGCGGCAACAAAACTTGTCTAGCTTGCCTAAAAATATGGCGCCACTTTCGGAGTGTCTTTTCATTTCTTCGGATGTTAATGTAACGTCAGTAACCAGAACCTTTTTGTTTCCCTGAAACCAGTAAGTATAAGGAGGACTTTTTATAGTCATTGTTTTCAAACCATCACGACGTAATTTGTAGTCAATAGGTTTGGATGTTCGCGACATCTGGACTTCTTCGGAAAACCATCCGTAATATTCAACTCCAGAGTCTTTAACGGTAAAACTGTCAGCAATTTGCCTCTGCGTTTCAAGTACCCTTTCAAGAAGAGTTCGAGCATCTTCGTTTCCACAACTTGAAACACTTGTCATTTTGAAATATTTTGTTTTCTCTTATGTATTAGTTAGAGGTAATTAATTACTTTCAATTTTTTTTGAAAATAATTAGTAGTAAGTTAGTATTAAAATATATATATGATATTAGCGTCGATAACGCCTTCTCGTATTTTTACGCATTGACATCTTTCGGCGAGACCGAAACTTCCTAATTGCACCCATTCGTCTTCTTCTAGTACCACCACCGTATTGAGAAAATTCAAACCCTTTTTTTTTGCCCATACCCATATTCATGACATTCTTTTTCTCGGCATTATTAGCATTATAATTTGTTAATATAACTAGCGACTTGTTACTTTTGCCTTTACCTTTATTCTTTTTATCTAAAATCCATTTTTTTAAATGTTCATAACTACGGTCACCTTTATACACATCATGCCTCGTAATATTATTTGGATGAAAATACAATATGGTAGGAAATCCAGAAACAGAAGGAGATATTCCACTCTTTTTAAACATATCCATATTAGAACTTTCGATTGCTCCTAAAATAATTTCATTTTTATGTTTATCTTTAAGTTCGTTTATTAACTTGTTCCATGTAGGTTTCATAATTTCACAATGCCCGCATCCATTCATATAAAACAATACAATACCGTGCTTTTTTTTCAACTCCATAATTTCACTGTCAGTTAACGTTTTAGGATGATCCTTATTTGAAAACATTTATATGAATATTTTATATATTTAATAAATATTATTTATTATAACATATGTTACAATATTTTTTTATAATAAAATAATATATAAACGATGTTAAAAAATCTATCAATAATTATTTTATTTATAATGGTTACATATTTTGTATTAAATTATACATCGGATGACTTTAAAGAAGCACTAACAATGCCGGGACTCGATACTAACTGTCCAAATATATTAATACAAAAGGGAGCACTACTTTATTTATATAACTCGAAAAAAAAGGAAGTACCTGGTGTAAATCCAGTTATATTTAACAATTTAGAAGAATACGTAGAATTTGTAGAATTTCAACGCGCATCTGGAACTATATGCCCAGTACTATATTTACAACATTCAGATGAAGCCAATGGTACACAGTCATATAAAATTCGCCCTAGTCCTACAAATTTACTAGGCGGATTAAGCGGCGTCCCAGCTTCTGGATTTCCTTCTTTACCTCCTCCGCGAAAGCAAGTTACAAAGTTGCTAGACGCGTCCAAAGATGATCCACCTTATAATATAAATTCATACCCTGGATATGATGACTCCAATACTCAACAAGGAGATTTTACCCCGGATATGATGCTTGACTATATTGCCGAATCTACCGGCCTTAGCCCTAACCCTATGGACTCAAATTGGGGTGGTTCCGACTTCACACAAACACTCGTAGATAGTGGTTACTATAAAGATCAAGAAGTAAAAATGCGGTAACCATGCTGTAGCACATTACGACAATTATTTATTCGCGCATAAAAATTTTTTAATATTATCTACACAGTTTTTATTTATTTTACGCATACTACCTAACTCCGTCTTTAACATAAATGTGTTTAAACATGCCGGGTCCTTTTCAAGTTGATATAATAGATTTTGTACTGTCTTATATTCACTCATAATTTGCGTAGCCGTTTTAGAATTTATACCTGGAATACAAGATAACATGATTATATTTATATTTTCCGGAGTTATATATTCGTTTTTTTCTTTATGACCTTTAACGACACTGCAGTACTTTTCACTTTCTTCCGTTTCCTTATCTTCTTTCACTTCTTGCATAACTGCACCTGTAGACAACGCGCCATTCTCGCTACTTGAAGAATTAAGCTCATAATACGGTTTTCTATTTTTTTCATTTGTAATAGTTTTATCATACTTGTCCGCAAAAAAAACAATTGTGTCAGCAGTTTCACAAATGGTGTTTGTTCTTAATACCGAAAATCCTTTATAATATAAAAGCGAGAACATAGAACTCATAAGGGTTTTTTTCGAAATATGCGTCCTTTTTTCATTATATCGTTCAATATCTCCCTCAATGATATATATAATATTATGGTTATGCGTTGGTTCTTTATCTAAGCGAAACGACTGTTCGTTATATCTACCATCTTTAATACTTGCTGCTAAATCATTTAAAGTTTTTCTTTCAAAAATAAGAATAGTTTTCCCCGAATCATCCTCAAAAACTATGTCACCAATATGAAGTTGTTCTATTTTCATTTTATTGAATTTCGCATTTTCTCTCGGTTCTGTTGCTTCTGTAGGTAATATATCGTTACTCACTTGCACATCCTGAAAGAGGTGGAGGGGAATCAAGCATCCGTTCTTACTTTTATTTGAAGTTTCGCGAGAGGAAGATGTTACACTTGCATCAACCAAATGTGCTTCTATTCTTCTTTCAATCAATGGTATCAAATCAGTTTCGCGATTATCTACTTTTATTACTATGCCTCTGGAATACATATGAAAATACTATTTTTCTTGCGTATATATATTATCTTGTATATTTTTTATATCGTTTATTTATATATAATAACTATATGTTATCATGGTATATGGTGTGCATATACCTTACATATAGTTATTATCGACTAGTATATTATATATGAATTACATCATTGGGCCGGCGTGGCGAGGAGCATTATAGTATTGTCTAAACTTAAACAAGTAGTTCGCGTTTAGGGCCGGAACAGCAATGTGTGACCTTTGAGCAAAAGGTATCATAAAACCGGTTGCACTTGGTTGTGCTCCACCTTTCTTAGGTCCACCACCGTTGTTAATATTTGCATATAGTCCATCGGCCGAACCGGGGCCGCTAAACAATACGCGACGAGCCACAGCTGAACGTCCATTTCTGCTTCTTTGTCCGTTTCTTTCAGGCATTTTTTAATTCTATATAATCTTATAATATTAAATTTAAAAGATTATAATATGAAAAATATTTTTAAACCGCGGGTATTAATAATACTTTATTAAACACTAGATTGATAACCATTACCAAACAATCGTTTGATACCAGGAGAATACTGCATTCTTCCAACACCACCGGCACCTTTGTTGTAAGTAATCAAACCCTTGGCCTTCAAATATGCGAAACCAGCTTGACAACCAGTAGGAATACAGTAGTTACAGTAACTGGTCTCTTTCTGATAAACACCTACAATGCTAGCAGGAACGCCAATAGTAGGAGGCATTCCAGCCATGCTTCCGAAAATACATCCTTTATTAGTAAGAGACTCGGAAGATCTAGCCCTCTTACCACCGACAACATTCATTCCAACCATTTTATTTTTTTATATATATGCTAAATATAAAAATTATACCAAATATACCAAATATACCAAATATACCAAATATACATTTAATATTATTATTTTGTTTATAAAGTAAAATAAATTGAAATCATTTAAAGATAAAAATATAATTAACAGTAAGGTCTATCAACAAAACAAAAGAGTCACATCTTCTAAATATCAATGACAACACCCTCAAAAAAAGTAACCGAATCAAACTCGCCTGATAATTCTCCTTCTCCTAAATTAAGCACGAGTATATCATCGGGTCAGGGGAAAAACATACTAAATGATATGGACATTATTCAATGTGATGAAGGATACATATTTAATCCATACAATCAAGAAAATAGAGAGATTACATTGAACGAAGTTCAATCTATTCTTTCATCATATGGTATTCCGACACAGTTAAACAATTTTGAACTATATCGCCGTGCATTTATTCATGCTTCATATACGAAACGACCACAGCTAGAAAATGCTAGAGAAAATATTAAAATTATGCCTCAACCTGCAAACTGTATGGCTCTCAGAACGAAGTCTAATGAACGGCTTGAATTTATCGGAGATGGAGTTCTAGAATGTGTTACAAAATATTACCTATATCGCAGATTTCCTAAACAAAACGAAGGGTTCATGACAGAAAAAAAAATAGCAATTGTAAAAAATGAATCCATTGGAAAACTTGCATACGACATGGGGCTGCATAAATGGTTTATTATTTCAAAACATGCAGAAGAAAAACATACACGTACTAATCTTAAAAAATTGGGGTGCCTATTTGAAGCATTTATAGGTGCATTATTTCTCGACTTTAATAAAATTACGGTAAATGATGAAGGGAAATGGTTTGAAAACGTATTTGTTACAGGCCCTGGTTTTCAAATGGCGCAAAAATTCATAGAAGCAGTATTTGAAAGACATATTGACTGGATATCGCTTATTAAGAATGATGACAACTATAAAAATATTTTACAAGTAAAAATACAGAAAGAATTTAAAACTACTCCTGATTATTTAGAAATACAACACGATATTGACATAGGATATACTATGGGTGTTTATTTATGTCTTGGAAAAGAAATATACCAAGTCGACTATAGAAAGGCAACTAGCTACAGTGACTTAAAGTCATTTACAAAAATTCGCGAAATATATGAAGAGAAGGGGTATGTTTTAGTTCATTTTGCTTCTGGTACGCATAAGATTAAAAAAAAAGCGGAACAAATGGCTTGCGAATTTGCCCTTCAAAATATTTAATGTTTATGATGTTAACAATAATAAAGTGATTTTTATATTTTTATTATTGTTGTATATAATAAATATTTGTATAAATATATTATAATGGCGGACCAAGAATTCGAAAAACTAAAGTCACAGATAAACGATTTAAAACAAAGATTATCTGCCTCCGCCGATAATCCACAAGAAACAAGAGAAATAAAAGACGTGTTACAAAGGCTAGAAAGAACAGCAAGTTCTTATGCTGGATCTTCAAGTGTGTTAGCTTCATCTACGCCTGTGTCACAATCTCAATCTCAATCTGTCGTAAATGACCCATATATGCAAGGTGAAGGTGATGGTGAAGGTGCAGGTCCAGGTGCAGAAGAAGATGTAAATATCGCAGAGTCAGCTGCTGTCGCCGCTTCCGAAAAAGCAAAGTCGGAAAGAGACGAACTGTCTGATAAGGCAAGGGAGAATTTATTACAAGTATCGCAGGCACCTGATGTAGGACCTAATATTCTTCCTAGTGGAAAGCCAGGAGTAGACTATGCACAACAAAAGATGATAAAGCAGCTTCAAACATCATTAGCACCAGCATTTATTTTAGACAGATTAGAAAAAAAACCCAATCCTGCTTCGCAACCTAAATCAGGAGAACCTGAAAAAACCGAAAAACCTAAACCACAAGCAAGACAAAAAATAAAAATTACATTCCGCAAACAAGGGCACGGTGAAGGTGTAGCCGGTGTAGCCGAAGAAGAAGGCAAGTCTGTACAAGGTGTCGTTACTGTTATAGATAAGCGCGCAGAAGACACACTAAATCGTGACGAAATTTTAGAAAGACTGCGTGCTACTTTACAAGTTCATATTTCGAAAGCTAGCGACTTTCCCAAAACGAAAACAAAAGCACAAGTACAAGCTGGACCACAAAGTGTAAAACATTCATTTATTCCTGACTCTGCTGCTGTTGAAGCGGATACCTCTTTACTTACTCGCCAAATTGTTATTATAAGAAAATTACCATCTCGTATATTCCTGGTCGAAGATGTTTCTCTTATTATGGGAGCATCCGAACCACCATCTAAATTAACCCAGGTTAGGGATATAGGTAAAGGATCGGTTGCGATAGCTTCATCAAAACGCTTAACCGAAAAACCTGCATGGGGTTTAGTATCCGAAGAAATAGAAAAAATGGAAATAAAGGGCGAATTAGTTGCAAACCGATTACCTAGAAGACCGCTTCCTAGTGTATCTGCATCTCATTACTATATGAATAATCGCCAAAAATTCGTTAACTTTATTAATGAACTTTTTTTAACGTACCACGACGAAATTTCTAGTCAAAAGGAACAAATTTCGTGCGACCCTGCTGCAAATGCCGAGTTTTCTCTTTTAACGCATCAAAAAATAGTTCGCGACTATTTGAATGTATATACACCATATCGCGGGCTACTGTTGTACCACGGATTGGGAAGTGGTAAAACATGTTCTTCTATAGCAATAGCGGAAGGGTTAAAAACATATAAAAATGTTATTGTAATGACACCAGCGTCGCTGCGAAGAAACTATATTGAAGAAATGAAAAAATGCGGTGATGAAATTTATAAAAAAAATCAGTTCTGGGAATTTATACCCGTTTTGAACAAAACTGACCCAATGGTACAAACACTGTCTGCTATTTTACAACTAAAAGACAAATTTATAGTCGAAATGAAAGGTGCATGGCTTGTAAATGTTAAAAAGCCATCAAACTACGTTTCATTATCTTCCTTGGAAAAAGAGAGCCTTGACCGCCAAATAGAGCAAATGATAGATGCAAAATATACATTTATTAACTATAACGGTATGCGAATGAGTCACTTAAAATCGCTTTCTTCTGACTTTACACATAACCCCTTTTCAAATCATGTAATTATTATCGATGAAGCACATAACTTTATTAGTAGAATCGTAAATAAATTAAGACGCCCAAACACACTTTCAATGAAACTATATGATATGTTAATGACAGCTGAAAATGTAAAAATAATTCTTTTAACAGGAACACCGGTTATTAACTATCCCAATGAAATTGCTATTATTTTCAACATACTGCGAGGTTATATTAAAACATGGAAATTTCCTCTTCAGATTGGAACACAAGCAAAAGTCGACAAGAAACTACTTACACGGATGTTTGAAGGGCTAAATACACTCGACTATATGGACTATAATGATAGCTCACACATACTTACGGTTACGCGAAATCCGTTTGGGTTTTACAATGTCGACGATAAAGGACAATATAATGGTGTCTTGCAAGTATCACCAGAGGGCGAAACCCCCACCTTATCCGATACTGAGTTTGAGAAACTTGTTCTTTCAACATTAAAAACGCGCGATATTACTGTAACACCGGGAAGTATTACTATAGAAACATTCAAAGCATTGCCCGACTCATTAGATGCATTTCGTTCTTATTTTATTAACTCTGAAACAGGGCAAGTAAAAAATATAAATATGTTTCAGCGCCGTATAATTGGACTCACCTCGTATTTTAGAAGTGCTCAAGAACAGCTGATGCCGAAGTACGATAAAGATATGGATTTTCGTGTGATAGAAGTACCCATGAGTGACCACCAATTTGCAGCATACGAAAAGGCGCGTAGTGCTGAACGTAAACTAGAAAAGAAGTCAAAATCTAAAAAGAAACCTGGTGCAAAAACTTCTGGAGCAGGTGCAGGTGGAGAAGGAAAAGGCGATGATATATATGAAGACGCTGTATCTACGTACCGTATTTTTTCGAGATTGTTTTGTAACTTTGTTTTTCCAACAGAAATAGGAAGACCTTTACCCAAAGAGGACGCAGATGTTGAAGGCGCCATTCGTGAAGGTGCGAATGAAGAAGATGTGGATGCAATAAAGGCTACGGAAAGGTTAGACAACCCAAATGGCGAACATACAACAGATGAAGTAGAAGAATTATCGGCAGAGATATCTGGTAAAGTTGATACAACATATGATAGAAGAATTGCTGCTGCTTTAACGCGACTTAAGAGTGGTATGATGAAGTTTCTTACAAAACCACCGGAAGGAGAGTTGCAAGTATATAGTCCTAAGTTTTTAGCAATGTTGGAAAATATACAAGACTCGCACCATCAAGGTTTGAATTTGGTTTACAGTCAGTTTCGTACGCTAGAAGGTATAGGAATTTTTTCACTCGTTCTTGAAGCAAACGGTTTTGCACGTTTTAAAATACGTAAGAATGATTCAGGGAACTGGATATGGGATATAAGCGACGAAGATCAAGGTAAACCTATGTTTGCATTGTATACAGGCACAGAGACGGATGAGGAGCGTGAGATTTTAAGAAATGTTTTTAATAGTACATGGGATTATATTCCTGTTTCAATCAGAGAACAACTAATGCCGAAGTCGACAAACAACTTTATGGGACAAATTATAAAAGTTCTTATGATTACTGCTTCAGGTGCCGAAGGTATTAGTTTACGTAATGTTCGTTATGTACATATTATGGAGCCATACTGGCATCCCGTGAGAATAGAACAGGTAATTGGGAGGGCTAGACGTATTTGCAGCCACAATGACTTGAAAGATGAAAAGTTGCGAACAGTACACGTGATGTTGTATGTGATGAGTTTTACACCACAGCAAATGATAGATGACTCATCTCTTGAACTTAGGTTAAATGATGTTAGTAAGCGTGATTCAAAAAAGCCTTTGACAACCGACCAATCATTATTTGAAATATCTACTATAAAAGAGGAAATCAATCGTCAGTTACTTATGGCTGTTAAAGAAGCATCTATCGACTGTTCCATTCATCGAAACGTCGCATCAAAGGAAAAACTAAAATGTTTCACATTCGGTCTAGTGAATTCAAACAAGTTTTCTTATGCACCATCCATAGATACCGAAGAATCTGATGCATCTATGGCCCAAAATACGAAGGAAGTAGAACTGAAACTAGTAAAGATTTCATTGACTATTGGGGGTGTTAAATCTGACTATGCATTTGATAAGAAAACGAATACTGTATATGACTATAATAGTTACCTTGCCGTTAAAGATATGGGAGGTGAACCATTAATGGTTGGTAAAATAGTAGAGAAAGATGGTAGCAAATCTTTTGTTAAAATGAGCGCATCGACAATGGAACCTTCTGCTTCTGCTTCTGCTTCTGCTTCTGCTTCTGCTGCACCATCCGCTAAACCTAAAAAGCCGGAAGGAGGTGTTGCGGCTTCTAGTAAACCTAAGGATATGTAAAAGTTAAAAACATGAGGCGTTACAGATGCGTGAGATTAATCGAAAATCGTTTTATATAATATTTATTCAATATTGGTAAAAATATTATATGATTTATAAACTTGTACTTTCGTGTCGTTCTACCTTTGTGAGTAACTCTAAAATTTTATCTTGGGTTTGTTTTATAGTTTCAATATATGTCTGTATTTTATTTATCTTTTCATCTAATTTCTCATATTCTCTCGAGTGTCTTATCTCTCTAGGTTTTTCATTAACAAAAAGTTGTATAGTATCATCTCCGGAGGCACTGTCTTCTTCATAATCCGTGATAAAATTATCCAACGGTATAGTATCAAGATTCGAATCATTATGAGTAGCTGTACTTGTTCTTTTTAACTTGGAAAGAAATGACAATTCCTGGTTATGGTTATGGTTATGGTTATGGTTATGGTTATGGTTATGGTTATCATTTGTAGTAACAACTTCTGCAATATTTATTCCATCATTTCCGTATGATATTTCTTCATTATTTCCTTCGTTAAATGAGACATTTTTTTTACTTATAATAGTATTTTGTTCAACGGGACGTTTTATTTCATGTGAACGTTTTACTGCAATAGAAGCATTAAGAGCACTAGTAACAGGATCATTTGAACCCGTTATCCACTCTTCTGCATTTTTTGAATAATCATTATTTGTATTCATAGTTAGTTGTTCCAACTCTCTCTGACGAGATGATAAAGCCTCTGCTAATAATTTATCCATTTCGTCACTAGCTAGTTTATTATCATTCAGCTTAGTATCAGAAAAATCAATGCTTGCCGGTTTTTTATTATTTAACATAGTATTCATTTCTTCTTGTTTTTCTTTTAATCGACTTTCTAACTCTGTCATACGATAGTTCTGTATATCATCAGCTCTATATATCTCTTCTATTTTCGGTTTTTTACTATTTGATTTTGAGTCAATATTTTTAGATGATTCAGGTGTCATACCAAATCTAGGAGGAACAGGTAATGTATTCATATTTGATGGTACTAGAGGTGTTAAAGGGTTAACTTGTTGTTGTCGCGGCGGTTGTTGTTGCCTTTGCGGTTTTTTAAATTTACCCAAATCATTAATCATTTTTTTAATTACAGCCTTGTTACTATTAATTATCATTTCTGATGCCTTTTTATCATAATCATTGTCACCCTCGTCATTTTTATCGAAAAAAATATCAAATTCAGGTTTCATAGATAAAATAGTTGTCTCAAAAATTCTTTTTATATTTTCAAAGTAATTATTCGGAATGTCATTAAAAACACCACCTTCTTGTAAAAGACCCCATATAATGCTTTTATTTTCATTTTTTGTAAAATCTATAAATGACATTTAAAAACCGTTAATATTACTATTATATTTATAACTATACTATATATAAGTTATTTAATATATTTTTTTACGGAATAATATCTAACACATGCGCGATTTATTATTTTTTAAACTAATATAAATATATAAACGCATAACTACATACTACATACCATATACCATATAGGTAGACGATAATACACAAACACACCATCAGTTATGTTCAATATAGGGTACATCATTCCAATAATAATGTCATTTCATCTTTTATTATTAGAGTTAGTAAAATACAAAAAAGAAGAAGTAAGTAAAAATATTATACACTTTATTCACGGATTAATTTTTATACTGTATCATAATTATAGTAGTGACATGGTTTATATCACACATGTAAGTATAGGTTTTTATACATATGATTTAATTTACTTATTTACATCTATTTTAAAAGATAAAAGTAAAGCTGGAAAATATTCTACTTATATTATTCATCATTTAATAACAATAAACATACTATGTTATTCATTCTACAGTTTATACTTCGCATCAATATTAAATGGGTTATATCTTTTAGAAATGTCGAATATCATGTTATATATTTCATACCATATATATAAAGAATACGAAAACTATAAACTAATATATGCTACGGACTTTATTCAGCTTATATGGTATTCGTACTATAGAGTTATTAAAATATTACTATTTATTTTTAGTATTAAAAACGAATTATTAGACAGTCATGTAAGTCTTCCTATAATGATTTTTATAATATATTTAATGGGTATGTCGTGGAGTTATAAGTTACTTATAAAAAATATTAAAAACTTTAAATCTTTTAAAACATTGAAACAGTAAAAATATTAAATATTAAATATTAAATATTAAAACCAAAAATAATTAAATAGATTTTTGTTTATACTATTACTATAATAGTATAAATGGAAAATAATTACTTTATATTTAATCAGTCGGGTAGATTTGGTAACGCCGTTTTTAGATATATGGCCTATATAATGTTACAAAAAGGTAACAACAATTTTAAATACATACTAGACACTGATTTTTCGAAGCTTAATATACCCAAATATACATTCTTTAGTGGGGTTGATTACCCAGGCAATGATATACAGTCAGGAAAATATAATAGTATAGAGGACATAAAGAATGACTGTGATAAAATGATAGATGCTGATGGGTATAATACCCTCGGGTTCATAAAAAAAGACATAGATATTTCAAAATTATGTAAAACGGATTATATTAATGATGAAGTAGGTGGAGGAATATTTGTAAAAAACACAAAAATAATAAATGAAGATAACTTTTTTAACTATATTCAATATATTGACGAGGAAAATCTAAATATATCACAACTACCAAAAAATATAAACATATCTTTAAATGGATATTTTCAATACGACCAAATTTACTTACAAAATAAGAGTTATATTTTAGAATTTTTAGAACGAAATAAAGATTTTCATCAAGTTACAACAGATGGTGAGATATATTTTACGAAAAGCATTATAGATGACATGGTATTAGAGTCATCAAAAATATATGAAAATGTAATACATATACGGCTTGGAGATTTTAATGGTAGACCAGACTTTATAGAACCCGAATATTTACTGCGTTTATTTTCTAACATAAAAGATACATTTTATAAAAAAACTGCGATTGTTATCGAAAACCCGTCAAGTCAGTTGGACATAAACTATTTGAATACAGTTTTAGAATGGTTTAAACAAAATAATGTACCAACCCCAGTAGTAGAATCGAATGATATGTTAACTGATTATAATATTATGAAACAAGCAAAGGTAATAGTAAGCTCGATGAGTACTTTATGTTGGGCGGCGGCATATTTTTCGAAGTCATTGGAAAAGGTCTATATACCCAACTATAATTTTTTTAATATTGAAGATAGAAAAAATGGATTTTTCAAGATGCCTATACAAAATACAATTTTATATGATGTGAAGACAACAAAATTTACGGATATAAAAGTAGTAATATTAACACTTAAAAAATATTCACATCGAATGAATAAAGTATACGATTTAGTAAACAAACTTTCACAGTTAGGATTATGTTGTAGTTTATTTTACGGCGTTAATGGTGAAGATATTGCGTATAGCAAAAGTATGTCCCCAAATATTTATAACTTAGAATATAAAAATGAAGTAAAGAAATATGACTGTTCTATAAGAGTCAATAAACAACTTATGACAAATGGAGAGTTAGGATGCGCATGGTCGCATATAAATATATACAAGACTTTATTAAAAGACAACAGTGTTGACCGGTACTTAATTTTTGAAGATGATGTAGAAATTGTTGAAAGTTTGGAATATGCATATGAATGTTTAGTTAAAATTCCTAGTGACTTTGATATGTGTCACGTTTCAAAGTCAGACTGGTATAACTTTGTATTAAGCGATAAAGTAAATGAAATGTGGAACACTATTCATAAACAATATTTTAATAGACTTACAGCTTATATTATATCTAAAAGTGGAGCTAAAAAAATATTAGATTATGTCAAAGATACCATAAATATTCCCGCAGATGACTTACTATCAAATATGCATTTAGAAGACAAACTAAAAGTATATGTTCCTTCGAGATATATATTTCATGAACCTAAAAATACCGTATCTATAATAGGAAATTTTGTTGGTAAACAGTAATTACATATTAGTTAACACAATAGTTAACACAATAGCAATGGCGAATATACAATATACTATTATTTACATAAACATGTTTAAAAATATCTTTAAATAATATTATAGTATTAAATAGCATTATAATGTTACATACCACATATAAGCCTCAACCTTTTTTCGTAAGTAATTTAAAGTTACTATTTTTTGATATTTTTTATAAAAATAATAAAATATATTTGATAATACCGATATATAATATACCAGCACCCTCACAGCATATAACAATAACCGTAAATAATAAAATATTAAAACTTACTGAAAGCCATATAAAAGATTCGAATGAGCCTATTTTAGTATATGTTTATGAGTATATAACTCCGCCAAATACAGTAATAAAAGTCAATATTAGACTTATTAACAATATGATAAAATCATATGATATTCAACATATCTATATGAAACAGGAATCAAGTTTAAATAATAATAGTAATAACTTCTTAGCTTTAACTACATTATTTAAACACGATTATTATTTATTCCCACTATTTTATAATTACTATAAAGAACAAGGGGTTGACCATTTTTATATGTATTATAACGGGACTATTACGCCCGAAGTAAGCAAAATGTTTGATAAGCACGATGTTACATTAGTTGAGTGGAATTTTCATTATTGGAATCCGCGTGGTGTAAAATACGCTCACCATGCACAAATGGGACAGATGCATCATGCTCTATATAAATACGGTAAAGACATATACGACTATATGATTTTTTGTGATTTGGACGAGTATTTACATATTCCTAAAAATAAACTCATTGACTCTACTGCACCCAATAACGAACTGCATACCGACAATACAATTAGACGGTTTATTGCAAATAATCCTGATACTGAGATTTTTGGATTTTGTAACTATTGGGCAAACGCCATTGATGATAATCTTCCAAGCACACCATATTTGCCTAAAAAATTCTTGGCTGTAACCGAACCTTGTGAATATAAAGAAAGAAGTAAAAATATTTATAAAGTGTCATTTATAAATACAATTGGAGTACATCAAATAGGGGATGAATATTATAATTCATTGACCGCGTTAAGCGTAATAAAAAGTATAACAGACTTAAGTATGTATCATTTTTATAAGTGGTCATCTAAAAAACGATTAATAGAAAATTGTACGAATATAGTAGAGTTACCGTAAAGTAATAAAGTTTAGAATTACAACTCTACATTAAAATACTGGTTGCGAAATTTCTGCATTTCTTCATCAGGAAAGTTATCGGTAAGAAAGTCTTCCGGTTTTTTAGTTTCTTTAAGCAAGTTTATAATCATAAAAAGAGAATATACTCCACACTCAGTAGGTTTTTTCTGATGATGTTTTTTATTTTCTATGTAGCGAAAATCTATCCCCGCAACTTTACCTTGTTCTATTATTTTTTTAATTAACTTTTTCACTTCTTTTGGAGGAGGGTTGCCCGTACTATCAAAAAAGAATATATATTTCTGTTTTATATTTACAAACATAGATATCCAATGTGAACCAGATAAGTAATGAGGGTCGGTATTAAAAACAAATCCAATTTTATTTCTACCATTTCTTATCGAAATATTTAAATCGAAGCGACACAGTTCTTCCCATACACATTCGCCATACATTTTGGGAGAATCAAAATCTATAGGCGCTGCTCCTATAAAATCAAAATATGGATATTCCTTTTCATATTGTTTCATAACATTTTCAATGTCAATACTATTTAACCATTCGTTTGGATTTTTCTTCCAATCATCAGGACTTTTTGGTGCGAATGTATAGTTTAACATTTCTTTATCTACACCCGATGAAGCAAAATTCTGTTTTAACCAACAGGACTCTTTGTTACACACATTTTTCAAGTGTCGTTTTAAAGATTCCCAAATCTCGTGCGGGTCATTCGTAGTTATCATAACATCCGGGTGACGAGCATTCCACAACTCTTTAAGTTTTATTAATGACTCATTGCTATAACATGTAAAGTCGTTTTCTTGTATCTTTGGACTACACTTTAACTTTATAAATCCATCAGGATGTTTTTCTACAGGAGGCGCAGATACTAAATTTTTTATTTTTTTATTTTTACTCCTTCGACTCAAACTCTTTTTACTCTTGTGTTTAATCGTTTTTGAAGAGCGTCGTTTACCTCTAAATTCAGAATTAAATTTCAAACTTTTATCTACAAATTTTAAAATATTCTCCATTTTTTTTGTTTTCATTTTTGTATATTATATAATTACGTAGTTGTGTAATTATGTATATATTATTTCAGTATTAAAAAAAAATAATTATTAAATAAAACTAAATTACACTATTTTCACTTTTAGTTACCTTAACTTCTATCGCGTCGTTTGTATCTGTTAATTTTAAACCATTATTTATAGTAGTTTTCGTAAAACCTTTTTTAATATCTTTCTTTTTATATTTTGGATCCTTTAAATTAAATTCTTTTGTTTT